GCTGGATTTGATAATCCATGCTTTGCAAATATTAAATTGCAAACCTCTAATTTCTTCTTAATCTCCTCCTCTTGGCTGGTTATTATTTGATTTCTCTGCATGGTGTTATGAACCAAGTTTTATTTATTCCTCCGGAAGGAAACTATATACCTTTCCGGGAACTTCACATATGATGTTTAAAGGTTTCTTGCAATATTAATTTAATAAACTCAACTTCTTACTTCTTATACATGCCGCTAACTACTATCTGCTTCGTCGCGGGTGTGTACAAGACCAGTAAGGTCTTTTGTAAATTAATTAATAATCTTCTTCCTTATAAATCCTGTTTAGATATCCTAATAACTTGATAATGAACTATACTGCATTTATTAGTGATAAATACTCTCTTCCATCTCCTCGGGCTTATCTGCTAGGGTTTCAGCCTAAACAGTGCCTCACGAATATGTGATCTATTTTACGCATAGATGCATCGTTCTCCTAATCCTCATAAAGGTACGGGAGTTATACTATTTAATCAGTCAAATTCACGGAAGGTCATTGGAACCCTCAAGTGTTCGCTGAAATGATAAAATATGTGTAATAGGTCGTAACGAATTACATCATTGAATCTATTTTACCAAAAGCCTCGTCTCGACATAAGGCTAATTATTTACCTACACTCACCGGATATTCAAACGGTGTGGGAGCTATATTACAATTTCATTTTAGTCCTAAAAGAAAAACTACTAAAATAATTTCATAATAATCCATGTGTAAGCGATAATCGCATCGCGCTCTTTGTCTCTATTCTAATTCAATTAAGTATTGTCTTAGAGACACCAGTATAAATTGACTAAAGGAACTGGTTAATCCTCTTATTAAATTTTATCCATATCTAAAAACCAAGCTGTGCTGTCAAAGTTAATAATCATTAATCGCCCTGTTGTGCAATCAGGCGGTCATAATAATATCGGCTAACTTCGAATAGGTAACTATCGTTCATCCCATATAACGAACGTGTGTCTACCTCAGATTCTTAATCCTCATAAATACTTCTTATAATTTAACGTCTACGTGTTTTTGTCGTTTTTAAAATCTCTATCTGTAATTGAGACATATACTGGAATACTACAAAATGCAATTTCGAAAAATATACATTGCATAAATATCCAAA